GCCATGTGAAGACTTGGTCTTGTGTCGAGAAGACAGCGAGGCGCTCAGTGTTCCAGCTATCAATCATCTGGTTCATGGCGCGCAGTGCGTCCTGCGACGTTTCAGCCGATGGAGTTTCGCCTTCTGCTAGAACACCTAGAAGTCTAAGCGAACCGTTGATTGTTTCACCAGCCGTAGCCATGCCAAAATCCTCATAAAACTATTAAAAATGGACGGCCCGAAAGCCGCCCAAATTAATTATGCACAGTGAATGACTGCAAAGTTAATCACTACTGCTTCTGACAGCGAACCGCCAGAAATGTTGCGTAGGCTGATGCTGACGGTGCCAGTACCCAAATTGTTTGCAAACACGTTGTATGATCCAGCGGTTGCTTGACCACCAGAGATAGTAAGAATAACAGTGTCATTTGCAGAAATGAAGCTGTTGTTCAACGTAAACGTAGCGTTAGTGGCAGTAGCCAACGACGCGTTGTTCATTGTGATGCGGCCAGCAGACTTGTTCAATGTAACAGCAGTTGACTTATCTGTCGCCTGTGTGACGGTGCCTTGTGCCGCGGCGGTGTAGCCGATTTGCTCATCAGCCAAGACAAATTGTGCGCCAATAATGTCTTGGTCGAGGTATGCAACACCAATAGGTTTTGTATTAGGCATTGATTTTCTCCTGAAAAGGATGCCCCGACCGTAGTCGGGGCAAACCTATTAGCCAGCGATGCGGTACAGGTTGTACGTTGTGTCGCCAGTTTTAACAGCGCGGAACAGTACGCTCTTAGATGCAACGCCTGCGCCTGAACCAACCAAGGTCCAGCCGGTGCCTACTACGATAGTAGGGACGCCGGTGCTGGTAGCGACCAAAGAGATGTCAAAAGACGAGTAGACTTTTGCACTGCTGAAGTCGGCGTTGACAAGCGCAACCGTAGGAAGCGTGATGTCTGCCGTGCTGGCCGAAGTGTAGACAACAAGGCCACCAGCCAATTCGGCAGTGGTCAGAGTAGCCGCTGCGGTAAGTGCAGTCGGGATAGATGAAACACCAAAAGTGATTTCGCCGAGATTGCCGTCACCAACTTGGTAACCGCCAGCGCCATTAGGTAAAGTAGGCATAGTAAAAATCCTTTAAAATAGTTGGCCCCCGGCGAACCGAGGGCCGGTATTAGATTAACCCCACATCCGGACAGCCATCTGCGGACGGATTGTGCTGTAACCGTACAGAACGTCAATACGGCAAGGCAGACGGTCGTTGTTGATGTCGTACTGACGAACAACGCGCAAGCTGATGCCGTTATGCACCTGACGCGAAGCCATATCTACGCCCTGCGGGAGCAGAAGGTCGGCGGTTGCAAAGGTGATAGCGTCCTTGTGGTAGATGAGGTTCTGCGGATATGCCGTTGAAGCCGTACCAACAAAGATAATGGCCGCAGCATTGGCAGGCAAAGTGAGAACGGTAGCAAGTGCCTGCGTAGCCGAATAGATCGGTGCAACAGTAATGTTACCCGCGCCGGCGCCACTAAGTGTGACATCAGCAGTTGCAACAAACTGGAACAACGAACCAGTGCTTTCACGCGTCTGTGGGTTGACAGAGAAGCAGCCCGCTACAGTAAACACGTCGCCAGCCTTGACTGTTGTTGATGCGCCAGCGCCGGTGATGGCGATGGTGGTTGCACCTTCAGTAGTAACAGCCGCCGAAGTCGTGCCGCCAGTTGCAGTACGCGAACCAGTGGTGAACTGCTTGATTGACTGCGACATATTGATTTCGTCGAAACCAAGTACGCCAGTACCCATCATGCCGTTTTTGAACTGCTTGCTGATTGTGTCGGTTGGGTTGAATAGACCCTTCAGACCTTCAACCAAACCAGCGTTAGCGGCTGGGTTAACAGTTGCATAGCGTGGCGACATTACAGCAGCGTTTTCGTTCAGCTTCTGCTGTGCAGCAAGAAGAACAGCCGAAGTAGCTGGCGTAGTGCCGGGCGTGCCGACAGTGTTACCGATGGTCAGATACGAGTTTGCAACGTCAGCGTCGATGCTGGCAGCAAGCTGCGAGATACGTGGCTTGAGAACGCGGTCTGCGAAATCGTCAAGCTGCATCGTCAATTCAGCAGTCGTGAAGTTGACGCCGATGTGCTTCTGGGTGGAAACAGCAAGCGTTGTGAACTGCTCGTTGTCATCCTGTACCTGAAGGGCTGCGCCGTCAGTTACAAGCGCACGGTCTGGAAGACGGATACGCAGGGTTGAGCCAATTTTAGCACCTTCGACAGCAAAGCTATCGTCGTACTGGCGGTTTACGTTACGTGTGAGCACAAGGTTGTTCTCAAGGATTTCGAGAGCCTTCCGTGTGATCATGTCAATTGTTAAAATCGAGTTAGACATGGTAATAATCCCAAATTATCTGTTGCGTTGTGCCTCGTACTTCTTGATCTGCCGCATACGTTCTGCTTCGATCCATTCCGACGTAGTCATTGACTTAGTCGAACGAGGATCAGTTGTGTCAAACTGGTTTGACCCAGTAGAACGTGCTGTGACAGGCGCAATCGGAGCCGGGGCGTTTGAAGTTCTTTTAACCGGCGGATTTGAGGACAATGAAGCCTCAAGTTTTCCAATCTCTTTTGCCTGCAAAATTGGCGCTAGACGGGCGATACGATCAGCTTCTTTCGGATTAGAGCCGAGATAATATAGAACGTCTGGGCCTGCGTCTGACGCTTGGATGCTTTGCGCCATAAAATCCGTAATCGGAAGGTTGGGGTTGTACGCGACTTGTTCAAAGTCATCATATTTGTCCCGCGCTGCCTCTTCTAGATCATGGTAGGCATCCTGCATTTCAGCTTGCTGACGGGCGGTATCTCGCCGTGCCAACAATTCTTCAGCTTTACGTTCGGCCAAAACCTCTGCGTAATCTTCATAAGTCTCAAATTGATCAGGGGTAATATCATAGCCAGCTTGTTGGCGGGCCTGTACTTCCTCTGCTCTTTGAGCCTGTTCGCGCTCCCATTTGCGCTGTTCTCTTGCGAGGCGCTTGCCAACAATCGCGTCAAGTTCTTCTTGTGTGAAGGACTTATTTGCTTCCTGTTCAGCAGGCGTTTCCGGCGTCGTGTTTTCTACAGGCTCGATTGCTGCCGTGGCTTCGAGTTCTGGCGCGGAGGCATCCGCTACGTTGGGGACTGTTTCGTCCATGTTTAACTCCTATGGAGTTCCTGATGTGCCGCACCAGTACGGTTATGCGCCAAGTTACATCATTTGATGCAACATGGCAATCATGTCGTTAACGCCTGTAACGTGGCGTCTGAAAGGCGTGTGTTGTAAAAGCTGATAGCGCGGGCATGACCATTTAAGTAGTTTCCGCCGAAAGCGCCGCCCAAAGTAATAGCTGTAGGCGTTTGAATAAGGTTGGCGTCCGTAGCGATTGTGCCGCCGTTTAACACCAAAGAGCGCCCCGATGCTGAATACCCAAGTGCGGTATTGAACACAGCATTATTGGCGTATGTATTAGCGGTGGTTATAACATTTGTGCCATTAGAAGTACGCGAAGCGTTGGCGTTAGCGTAAAGGATTGCGCCAGTTGTCGGGGTGCTACCGATAAAGCCGCCGGAACCGTAAGCACTATCGCCAGCAAAAACAAACGTACCTTGTGTCGCATTAAACCAGCTAGAGAAGTTTGTGCCTGTTATGGTTGCTACGTCTGCGCTGCGTGTTACTTGGATAACACCTGTAGGTATGTAGCTGGTAGGAAAGGAGCCTGCTTCAAGTTGTGCGCCATATAGAAAAACGCCCTTGCTTACGTCGCCTGTATATGAAGAACTGCCTGCGTCGTTGCTGAGGCCAAGTGTCGGCTTTACGTTCGCCGCGCCCGAAAAAGACGATGTCATTGTCAACCTAAACCAACCATTTGATGATTCAGTTATGGTCTGTGCAATAACTGTCTCGTTAGTGCCGTTGCCCCCAAACGTAATGGTTTTTGCGGTAATATCAAAAGTGACAAACCCACCACCACTAACAACTGACATAAACCCTTTTGTGCGACCATTGGCTTTGATGTAAAAACTAGCCGTGTAGGTTTGGCCGCTTAATGCCACAACAATAGTGGTGGCCGAATTTACGCTGTGAAACCCAGTAGTAGTTGTCTCAAACACCGCATCCGCGTTAGCTGTCCCGTCAGGTGACGTAGTGGCGTTGGCTGTAACTGTTACGTTTGTTTTATCCCAAGCCGCATTATTAAACTGGTCACTATACGCCAGCAAATTTGTCCGCTGCTCCTCAATTAGCAAGCCTTCTGCTGCAAGCGTAGTGGGATCGTAATCAAAACGCGGGGCGTCAATGGCTGCCGATTGGATTAAACCGTTGCTACCAACAAACGTAGCTGTTGACGCGCGGGTAAACGTAATGCGGCTGTCAAGTGGCCCGCCGGCTAAGAAGTTCAAGGATATAGCTGGAGCCGTCCCGCCGCTGCTGCGCGTAGACAGCGAAGTAGAGGCCCGTAAGCCTATACCTAAACCATTACGGACGGGGATGCCAAAACTCATCTGATGTTAATCGGCTTTGCGTACAAATTGCCACCAGCACTGATCTGAACAGCACTAACGCGCCACGCACCACCCGTAGCGCCGCCAGCGGGCTGCTGTACGTAAATAGGTACAGGCGTGTTAGCAGGCAGCGGTGTTGCTGATGTTGTGGCTGTAACGCCTTCTCCAACCGCAATATACGCGTCAGTTGTAGACCACACCAGCACACCTTGCGGGCCAGCGGGCCAGCCAGTTACAGAACCAGCGGTTCCGGTGTAAGCTACGCTTTGTGTACCAAAGGCAGGATCAGTAAGAGGGCGTAAAAGTTCCATATGTCGTGTCCTTATGCGAGAAATTTAAGTTTGTACAAGGTTGAGTAATACAACCCAAAAATCTCGTCGATAATGTTTTGAAGTGGGGTACACTCCTTATCAACGACTTTATACCGCATTTCCTCAAGTTCGTCTACCTGACCTTCAAGAAACGCAACAATATTGTTTGTCTTCTTAGCTGACATAAGCGAAATAGGACCGATAAGGCCGTATTTGCCTTGGTAGGCTTCAGCAAACTTGTCCGCCAAGTCAATCACTTCGTCATAAAAAGTGTTCAGCGCGGAGTGCTTGGCAAAGCTGCGCGTGTTCAGGTGCGTCGAATGGGCTACATCGCGCGCAAGAAACAGTGTGCCTACAAAGTCAGCGCATTTCATGATGTTGGACTTTCGGGCCAGACGATAACAAACGGATTAGCTTGATCAGTTATGTCGCGTAAGGCTTGACGGTATGTAGCCCATGCAGCAGCGTCTACAGGCGCGTCAGGTAGTTGGGTCCAATCGGATTCTACCAGCAGCTTGTTACGTTCAGCACGAATGATATTCCATTGCGCTCCGACCTTTGCGGCTGACTCGTCTGCGCTAAGGTCCGACACGATATAGTTCTGTGTCCAAACGCCGTCGATCAGAACGGCTGGGCCTTCTTCAAGACTCTGCGTTGCAGGGTCGTGATATGGTGGCGTGACAATTTGCTTTTTGTAAACGCCAAAATGTTCGACCTGTTCAGGCGTCAAACGGCGGGCGTAGCAATAGTTATCCGCGTCCCACTGCGTAGGCTCTACATCAAAGATGTGCCGTATAAAGTTGTCGCCTTGGGCTTGGACATACCACATTATTCTGCTTCCTTTGCTTCCCGCTTGGCGGTTACACGTACAACAGCCGCATCGTAAGCGGCTTGGTCTTCAATCTGTGCTTTTAGCGCCGCCATAATGGCTTCCACGTTACCCATTTCTTTGCGTGTGCTGTTCAGCCGTTCTGCTACGTTTGCGGCAAACTCATTGTCTGTTGCGTTTGCCAGCAAATGCTCAAAGTTCTTATGGTCAAAAGCGTAATGAAAATGCTCAACCTCACGGGCGTACATTGCGTCAGCAAGAGTGTCGTATTTGTATTCAGGTGAAAGTTGCTCGTATTTCATAAAGTGTTCCTATGTGCCACTTGTAAACGCTGCGATAGAGCCAGAGCCAGTAGGCAGCGTGGTGGGGTCAGCAAACTTAGATCCAAAGCCAGAACCGCTCCACGAGTAAGCGGAAATAAAGGGTGTTAGGGCATGCGCTACAGCAATAGCGTCGCCAGCAGGGCTAAAAGCTACGCCGTTGCCAGTGTCAGGGGGTAGCGTAGCTGGGTTGGAAAACTTAGTGCCAAACCCGGAGCCGCTCCACGGGTAAGCCGTAATGAAAGGTGTGTTCTGGTGCGCTACAGCGATAGCGTTGCCAGCAGGATTGAAAGCTACGCTGAAGCCATCGCCGGTGGGTAGCGTAGCTGGATTGGCGTATTTAGTACCAAAGCCAGAACCGCTCCACGGGTATGCCGTAATGTTGGGTGTGTTCTGGTGCGCTACGGCAATAGCGTCGCCAGCAGGGCTAAAAGCTACGCCGTAACCTTGACCAGCCGGTAGTGTAGCTGGATTGGTATATTTAGTGCCGAAGCCAGAGCCAGACCAAGGGTAGGCTGTGATGAAGGGTGTTGTCAAGTGCCCTACAGCAATAGCGTTGCCAGCAGAGTTGAACGCTACGCTGTAGCCAGTACCAGTAGGTAGTGTAGCTGGATTGGTATATTTAGTGCCAAAGCCAGAGCCGCTCCACGGGTATGCGGAAATAAAAGGGGTTGTGGCGTGTGCTACAGCGATAGCGTCGCCAGCAGGGTTAAACGCTACACCGTCGCCAGTACCAGTAGGTAGTGTAGCTGGATTGGCATATTTAGTACCAAAGCCAGAGCCAGAGCCGCTCCACGGGTAAGCTGCAATGAAAGGTGTGTTCTGGTGCGCTACAGCGATAGCGTTGCCCACAGGGCTAAACGCTACGTCGAGGCCAGTGCCAGCCGGTAGTGTAGCAGGATTGGTATATTTAGAGCCGAAGCCAGAGCCAGACCAAGGGTAGGCTGTGATGAAGGGTGTTGTGGTGTGCGCTACAGCAATGCTTTGCACAATTTGACCAGCGGAACCTGTTTGGTACAAGTAATTAGCCATCCACTTTGTAGCGGTGACTTTAATAGCCATAAGCGTGTTGTTGGAAGGGACAGCTAACGAACCTGTCGTACCTGAACCAAACACAAGAGTGTCACTTGTAATGTTAACAGTAACTGGCTTAGCGTTGTTTTCCACAGTAAACAAAACAACCGCCCCGATCAGAAACGGGACGCTGGCGTTTGCGGGGATAGTATAGGTGCGCGTTGCTGTGTCGCTGACAGGGTGAAATATCTGTTTGCCGGCGTCGCCAATAACCAGTGTGTAATCAGCGGACTGAATGTTTTGCGGATAATTTACGCCGCTTGCGGGCGCTGGAGAGGATACCCATGACGTACCGTTGCTGGTCAAAAGGTTGCCTGACGTTCCTGCCGCGGTTAGCCCTGTACCGCCAGACGAGGGTGCAAGTGCAGTAGTGAGCGTAAGAGCGCCAGTAAGCGTAGTAGTACCTGTAACCCCAAGTGTGCCTGTAACGGCAAAGTTATTAGGTATAGTAACATCGCCAGCCGGCGTCACAGAAATAGGCAACTCTTGCACCGCGCCTGCGCCAGATGTATCACGCCCAAGAACTTTACCAGCAGCCGCCGTCAGTTCATGCTCTTCGTTCCAGTTAGACGGCTGAACAAGTGTTGCGTCAAGGCTGTCAGTTTTAGCTGACGTAAAGGTATGTTTGAGGCTTACGGTCATTCCATCATTCCTTCAGGTGGCATCTCAGGCATACCGCCCATTTCTGGCATTGGTTGTTGCGAAGGCATTTCTTCGGTCATTTCAGGTTGCTGACGCATTTCAGGTGATCCGCTTATCAAATCACCTGTATCCAGTGCGCCAGCAATCGTCCCCATGACAATATCCTGAATTTGCTCTTCTGTCATCCCCGCTTGCATCGCGCTGATGCGTTTTGTTTCCGCATCGTAGGCGTCTACCTGTGCCTTGTATTCCTTAATGTCTACTTCACGCTTTGCAACGTCTGCCTGCACGCCTTCGATAATATCGACCATGCGGTTGAGTTCTTCAGCCATAACTTCCATCTGTTGTTGTGCGGCAACCATTTCAGGTGACTGATCGTCTGTAGCAAGTACTTTAGGGTCAAGGATTTTCTTGAACCGTTCCGCCATTTCTTGCGCGCCGGGCCAATCCATGTTCTTGATGAACAGATCGCCTGCAACAGCCCAAAGTTGTGGGTTGGATTGCAGAATCTGGCTCATGGCATCAAGTGCTTCTTGACGCTTAGTCATGTAGCCGGGGCCAGTAGTGACCATAACGTCGTATGTACCAACGCCGGGGTTGTAAATCTTTTCGATCAGACCGCCAGTTTCTTGGTCACGCACTTCGCGTACAGGTTCTTCCTGCGACGGGTCCATTTTGACCATGCTGACTTCGCCATCAGCACCAATGATGCGTGCAATGCGCTGTGTGTCGTAGATTTTAGGGATCATATCGACAATCTGGCGCGTGATGTAGCGAATGGCCCGCGCAAGGTTGTCAACGTAGTGATACGTGCCAACATCGCCCTGCTTTTCGCGTGCGACGATAGCTTTTGCAGACCGTTCGTTGCCTTGTTGGCCCAATGACGCATCATACTGGCCGGTTGTGGCCTTGATGTCCTCTCCAGCGCCCATTTTAGCCTGTATCAGACCTGTTTGTGGCAGAGGTGGCTGTGCGCGCATAGGCAGCGGAAGAACGCCTCCAGCGCCGTCTGTAACGTCGGGGTTGACTTCCAAATACGGCCAGTTGGTCGTGTTGGCAGTCTTCCACTGGTTTTCGTAGCCTTCAAACTGGCCGCCATAACCGATAAATGGCGCTTTAGGCGCCAATGCAAGCATTTCTGCCTCTTGGCTGGTCCAGTAGTTGTACATACGCTGGGCGTCTTTGGCGTTACGCACAAGCCCAGAGATGTATATCTGTCCGTCAACTTCCCATTCGTTGCCGATTACGCGCACGACAGGGATATATTTGCCTGACCACTCGCGCTCATCAAGAATGTCAAAGCCATTGGTCTTCATCCACATGACTTTTTTTCGGTCCACTTTGCGTGTGCGAAGCGGTTTGCCGTACATTTCTTTAAGCTGCTTGTCTTCTGGCGAGTTAGCCTTGGCAGTCTGGTTATTTGGGTACAGATGCAGCGTTTCAGAGTCGTAAACGTTGTAAAAATACTCCGCAATGCGGATCGTATCTTCTTGCAGCCACGACGAAATGCCCTGATCGCCAACGCCTTGGCTATATAATGTGCTGATTGGCGATGCGTCAGGGAACAAACGCTCATATTCTGACTTTAGTATATCTTCGGTAATAAAGCACCATTCGGCGTCTGAGCCGCATGGGTCTTGAATGGTGGGGTCCATGTAAACGCTAAATGCGTTACGGACGCGGCCAATCTTAATGTCTTGGTCGAACGTATCGTCGTTGCAATACTCAGTCAGCAGGCGGATGTAACCTTCGCCGTAAGTGACTTGGTTGTCGCAGGCTGTGTCATACGCAACGTCGGCATCTGACATATACTCAATGTGGCGGACCACACCGTTGAAAATCTCTGCTACCTGTACGTCAGCGTTGTCATCAGCGGGTATTACTTTACCGTTTGGCCGGTTCTGACGCTGTTCGTTGGTTACCTGACGGACGTGCTGCGGCAACTTGTTGATTGTCAGGCATGGGCGTGCGTTGATAGACTGTCCCTGCACGCTTCCGCGTGTTGACAACACGTCAGCAGGCCACTGCCACTGGTTGTCAGGGCTGCCGGCCATAAAGCGTAGATCGTCTAGTTCGTCCTCACGGCTGTCTGAATACGCAGCCTGCGCCATCGTAAGACGGCTACGCATGGTAGCCATCTTATCGTGATCGTCGCGCGTTGTCTTAGG